ACGGCGAACAGGGCGCCCACATGGGTGGAGCGGAAAAACGGGATCGAGGAGGTCAGCGTGCCATTGCCGCTGGTGACGCTGGGCGTCATCTTGCCGGGCCCGGTGTTCTGCACCCGGAACGGGCCATCGTCCGACTGGTAGAGGCAGACCGACCACGACGTGGTATTCCGCCGTTCGATGCGCCGCTGCTGCTTGCCGTAGCAGGCGACGAACAGCACATCGGCCGACTGGGTCTCGCGCACCAGATCGAGATTGGCCGCCCCCCAGGGCGTCGGCACTTCCATCACTCCCGCCGCTTCCACGTTGCAGCTATCCACCCAGACCTTGCGTTCCAGGCGGCTGAAAAAGCGGATGTAGACGTCCCCGGTCGGGGTGAAGGTCAGAGAATGGTTGCCCTCGTAGAGGATCGTCTCGTCGATGTACTGCTCGCCGCCCGAGGTGGAACCAACGCGCAGCGTCACCGGGCCGCGGGCCACGACAATGCGCAGGGCGTGTTCCTTGTTAAGGTCGCCCGCCGCGACCGTTACCTGCTGGTCCCGGATCGCCGCATTGGTTCCGGTGCCCACCAGTTCCATGTAGCCGGGACTGACCCACTGGCTGACCGCGCCCGCCTCGTCGTTGTCGGTCCAGTTCGTCAGATTGGTGGTGAAGTCGCCGTTCGCCACGGCCGTGGCAACGCTGACACGGGTCACCAGGGCGTCATTGACCCAGACCCGCAGGGTTGAATCGGTAAGCTCCAGCAGCGCCTTGTCGGTGGTCGAAAAAGTGAATTCCAGCGTCCGCACCTGGGCGTTGTTGCGCGTGGCGCCGATGTAGCCAAGGCCAGGGCGCAGGGACATGCTGCCCAGAACACGCGGCATCCAGTTGGTCATGCGGCGGGCGCTGAGGGCAATGCGCTTGACGTCGGCGCGGGAGACCCCCAGCCGCGACACCAGGCCGCGGTTGAAGGAGACGAGGGGCAGCGTCCGGTGCCCCATGGGCTACCCGATCAGCTGCTGGGAATTGCCGCCGTCGAAGCGGGTGCGCTGACCACGGGAGCGGCGCGACTGGGTCCAGGTGCCCGGGGCGGCAAACTTCGTTGGCTCGCTGATGGCATCGCGGTTGCGGGCATTGATCAGGGTGCCATGGACGAAGCCCTTGTCGGGCCGGCCGGGGGGGCCCAGCAGATATTCCCGGCGCGATTCGTCGGCGGAAATCTTGAAACAGATCTGCCCCGCCAGATACGCCTTGACGTACTCGGTAAACGCCGGCGGCCAGAGGGTCAGGTTGCCGCCATAGCCGGCGTCGGTGGAGACGAACTTGACGTAGATCTGATCGAGGTCGGCATAGAGCATTCCGGCCTCGTCGGTGTATTGCAGCAGCGGCACCCGGTAGTACTCGTCCTGGCACACGGACGAGGTCAGCAGCCAGTCGTCGGTCTTCTGGAAGGCGCGGCGCAGCCCGTATTCCGGCTCGATGCTGGCGCTGTAGTCCAGCCGCTGCGCCCGCATGGCAAAGCGCCATTGTCCCTGGCTCAGGCAGTAATCGACCCCGGTGTCGTTCCAGACGTCGTCGAGCAGCTTGCGCCCCTCGGCATTGTCCGAAAGCGAGGCGATGGAGCGATGCCCCACCAGCCTCAGGGCGCCGTTGTAGAGCTTGAGCCGGTCGGTGGCCACGGTCTAGAGCCCGGAACTGCCCAGCCAGCTGTAAGCGCCCGCCTTGGTGGCTTCGCCCTCATGGACCACTTCGCTGTCCTTCTTGCGGATCACGGTCCACTTGCGCATCGGGCCCTTGTAGGCAATCTCGTAACCATCCTGCGCCTGGGTCTGGGAAACGTCCGTGCTGGTCAGATGATGGGTGCACAGGGGATGCACCCGGGCCCAGTTGCGCGAGCAGTCCAGAACGATGAATTCGGCGTACCAGCTGCCATCGTCGGCGCGGGCCTCGATCTTGTCCCAGGGCTTCAGCTTCGCCGCCACGGTGCTCCAGTAGGCGGGGTCGAGCAGATCCTCGGGCTCGGTGTTCTCGTGGGCAGTAATAACGTAGTTGGTGCGCTCGAACTCGCATTCCTTCATGCGCGTGGCGCTGAGTTCCTGCACCTTGCGAACGGGGGGCGGGACGGCGGCCATCGCCTTGGCCTGGCTCTCGCTCTTGGTGGGGGTTGCATCCATGGTTCTCTCCTCGGTTGAACAGGGTGAAACCCGGACCAGCCGCAGCCGGTCCGGCCAAGCAAGGGTGCTTAGTTGAAGGTGGAGGTCATCGTGCCGCCGGTGGACAGCGCCGCGCCCGAGGTGGTCACGGCGCCCAGGACGCCGAGATAGGCGATCTGGGTGGTCGAACCGGCCGAAGAGGCTTGTGCGCCCATCACCACATCGCCCTGGTTCATTCCGATGTAGTAGGCGTCGGTGAAGAAGTTGGCCGCCGTCATGTCGGTGGTCAGATTGGTCGAGCTGTAAAGCCAGACCTTTGCGCCGCCGCCGACCGTGGCCGTCGAGGAGTTGGTGATGCGGCCCACCAGCGCGCTGCTGATCTGGTTGGGAGGATTGGCCACGGTGCTCGCGGCAGTGGATCCAGAGTACGCCATGATTCTGTCCTTTCAGAAGGTCCCGAAAGCCAGGCCCGGCTGGGCCCGGCACGCAGGTGGATTAGCCGTAGACGGTGCCGTCCGTGGTGAAGACAACCACGCCGCTGTTCTGCAGCAGCTTGGCCCCCATAAAGCATGAAGTCCGCGCCCAGGAATAGTCCTGTTCCTCGTTGTAGCCGACCGGCGAAGCCAGGCCGCCCTTATCGGCGGCCTGACCGATGGCGGTCTTGTGGTAGAGGAAGGACTTTTCCGAGGTCGTGGCCTTGCCCGGAAGGTTCGGGTGTTCCACGATCAGGGCGTTGCGCCACTTGTAGACCATCGGCTTGTCGCGCCACGAGGCCGTGTCACCGGCATAGGGCTTGATGTCCACCAGCTGGGCGTTGTTGAACTCCGGAGCCTGTTCGAGAAAAGCGATGAACGAGGGCTGACACAAGAACGTGATGTTCGAATCCCAGGGCACGGACGCATTGGAGAGCTTGACGCGGCCGTTCTGGAACAGGGACACGGAAGGCGTGGCCGAAGCCGCACCGACGGCGACGGTGCCGCTGTTCAGTTCGGTGATGATCTGGGAATCGATCTTGCGGTTGAGCACCCCGAGGCTGGTCATCTGCATGACCTGGCGCTGGTTGCCCTGGCTGGCGAAGACGTTAAAGCCGGTCTTGCGCACCAGATCGTGCCACTCGGACAAGACGCAGGTGTTCTGCGTGTTGTTGTCGGCACGGGCCGGGATCAGGCCATTGACGCCACGACTGACGGCGGCAGCACCCCCGGAATCGGCGACAAGGAAAATGGCTTGATTGCCCTTGATCACCGCTTCGGTCGTGACCGTCTCGCGGAGCAGGCTGGCGTGTTGTTCGAAGCCGGCGATGAACTCCTGCCGGTACTGGGTCTGGAAGGCGGTATCCAGATACGTGACGAGAAACTTCTCGGCATACATCCGGGCAGGGAAAGCGATGCAGAAGCGGACGAGGCCGAGCAGCGCGGAGAGGAACAGCTTGGTTCGATTGATCGCGTTGGCGAGCATGATGGTCTCCTTAAAACAACGATTGGCTTAACCGTCGCTCCGGGGTGACCGTGTCCTGCTGTGGGGTCAGGGTGTCTGCCAGTGGCAGGGCTGACCTGAAAGCCGCTTACGGGGCCGAGCTACCTGGTACTTAGGTGCTCCCGAAGGGCCAGCGGAACGAACCGCTGGGGTGCCTTCATCTGTGGCGCGGACTTTTACACTCCAAAAATGGGTCTGGCAAGAGGGCGCGGTCAGCCCCCCTTCTTGGTTGCCCGTTCCCGGGCGTTGTAAAGATCGCGCAGCCGCGCCTGCATCTTGTCGTCGGCGTTGTAGGTCTTGCGGTCGTCGCGCATGGTCTTCTCGATCTTGGCTATCTCGTCGTCGATGCTGCCCGAGATGTTGGCGCCGACGTTGGGGATCAGGGTGGTGACCGGATTGATCTCCCGCGCCAGGTTGTTCAGCCAGCGGATCGCCTCCGTATTGGCCATGATCGGCGTCCCGTCCGACAGCCGGCCGTACTTGATCAGATCCTTGATGCCCCCCGGCGCCATGTCCAGCAGGCCGTCAATCATGTTCAGGTTGGGCCGGAAGTCCGGGCCCCATTCCTTGATCAGTTCCGCCTCGGCTGCCAGCGCATGCTGCTTGTCAGCCGCCTGGCGGGCGGCTTCCACCCGCTCCATTTCCTCGTAGTAGAAGTTCACCACCTCGCTGGCGACCGCGGCATTGCCATGGGCCTTGTGCACGGCCTGCAGGATGTTGTCGATCAGCGGCTTGTCATCGTCGGCGATCACCAGCCCGTTGGCCAGACTCAGCTGGTAGCCGTCGGGCTTCTCCGGGATTCCGTTCTCTTCGCGCCAGGTCTTCAGCTGTTCCTCGCTGGCGTTCTTCGGCAGCACCGAGCGCAGCTCGCCCTTGCCGATCCGGGACTGTACCGAGAGCAGCGCATCCGCCACCGCCTTGGGCGAGTCATAGCGGCCCAGGCGTTGCAGTAGCTTCTCGTCGGCGCCGGCAATGGTGTTGCGCCAGTCAGCCGGCCAATAGCTCTCGCCGGCCTTGGGCGGATCGCCAGCCGGGGCGGGATCCGGATCGGGATTCGGGTCGCCTGCCGGTGGATCGTTGGGCGGGGCGGGATCACCCGCGGGCGGATCGGCGGCAGGCGGGGAGCCGCCTCCTTCAAGATCGGGATCAGGACTCAGATAGCGGTGGCGATGGCGTAGCAGCATGACGGATTACCTCCTCAGGCAGTCGGGTCGTGGGGATCGGAAAAAGGACCGCGGCGCAGCGCACCGACGGCCAGGGAAAGCAGCTTGACGATCTGCTGGCCGACGAACTGCCGGCCCAGCGCGATGTTGGTATCCCGGTCACTGTCGCCCGGTCGATAAGGAAAGTCGTAGGTTGCCGCGGCCTGGCGGATGATCCAGTCCAGCGCCCGCTTCTGTTGTTCCGGCGTCGCCTTGCCCACCTGCAGGGCCTGCAATGCCGTGGCGTCGGCCAGCTCGTACTCGGGGGGCAGCCAGGGGGCAGAACCGCCGCTGCCGGCTTTGCGCCGCGTTCGCGGTGCTTCGGGTTGTTCGCTGGCCATGGATTAGATTGCAGCCTCCATCGGCTCGGCCGCACGGGGTTGCGCCTGGCCGAGGTTCTTCGCCACCACAGAGCCTTGCTCCAGGCCGTTGAGCAGCTGCTGGCTTTGCTGTTGCTCGGCCATCTGCGCCAGTTTGGCCTGCACGTCGCCCTCGGTGTTGATCCACTTGGCCGGGATGCCGATGCCATCCAGCACGTCGCGCAGGGCCGTCACGGCGTCAGGCAATGCGCCCACGGTCTGGTCGAGCTGAAGCGCGGCGGCAATCATCTGCTGCATCTCCAGGAACTTCTGCCCATTCTGCTGCTCGATGGCGTCATGCAGCGGGCTCTGGAACTGGAACTGGATTTCCTTGCCGCGCAGGGACTTCGGCATGTCCATGGGCGACCCGAACGCGCCGTTGCGGAACAGGATCTCGAAGGTCAGGTCACAGGTCTGGCCATTGCGCTCCATCTCCATCGGCTCGAACAAGGGAAGCGCGCCGCGGATGTACTCCTGGATGCGCTGGCCGATCTCGTAGGCGGTCATTTCCGGGCCACGCTGGGGCAAGGTCAGCTTGTTCAGGTAGAAGGCCTGCATCAGCATGGTGCGGCTGTCCTGGGCCTGCTTGTCGCCGAACGGTAGGTTACGGCTGTCGATGGTCAGCGGGCGCAGGGCATCGCCCAGACGCTCGTCGTAGTCCCGATCCACCCAGGTCAATCCCCCCGCGTAGATCGCCACATCGGAGCGCACCACGTCTTTGGTCGCCACCATGGGCGGATTGGTGGCCTTTTCGCCCGCCTCCAGCAGCGTGTAGGTCATCGACTGCAACAGCCTCGCCTCGGGCAGGGCGGCGATGGTGGACGGGCTGAACGCGTACTGGCTGCCGGACACGGTCTGCCAGCGCTCGACGTTGTATTCCCGGTTCCAGGTCGCCACCTCTTCCATGATGTGGGCGTGCTGGATGTCGTAGTAGATCGAGAAATAGGGGAAGCGCTTGGGGTCGCCGTCATACATGTCGGCCTCGACCACCAGGTGCATGCACTCGATCTCCTCCAGATGGCGGTTGCGATTCACCAGATCCGTCACCTTGGGGTGCACTTGGCTGCCGAACATTTTCACCAGATCGCGGGCCGGCGCTTTCCACTTCCGGAACACGCCCGCGATCCTGCCGTCGCTGTTCTCGATCCAGGCCACGTCCCGCAGGTGATAACAGCGGTACAGCAGGCCGTTGCGCTGGCTGTTGAGGCGTACCGCAGTCACCGTCTGGCCGAAGCAGGAATAGTCGCCATCGCCCTCCTTCATCGCCTTGCTGAAGAAGCTGAACGGGTCGTACATAGCGCGGCGCATGATGGTGGTCACCCATTCCAGCCAGCGCTTGCCCTCGTTGTCGGGCTCCAGGCCGTGCTGCAGTTTCATCTCGAACCATTCCTTGGACGTGGGCCGCAGCATCACCCCCAGCTGGTCCTGCAGGTCACGCTGGCACAGCAGCGGATAGCTGCTCATCAGGTTGCCGGCGAAGTCGGTGCCGATCGTCCGGGTGATGGTGAAGTCCGCCCGCTGCGGGTAGAAATTCTCCGCCTGCTCCTGCCACAACAGCATCAGGCTGGAGCGCTTGGAGAAGAGGCCCGCCGCCAGTTCGTGTAGCGCCTTGATGTCCATGATCTAGGTCCCCAGGGTGTCGCTGCCGCTGTCGCCCGACAGGATGGTGCTGGCCCGGCCCTGGCGATTGACGATGGCGGCAATGCTCTTCTTCTTCGCCGCGGCAATCGCCTCGGAATCCGGTTGTGGCAACGGGGTCGGGGCCTGCACCACAGGCGCCGTGGGCAGCTTCTGGTTGGTGCCGAAGATACCGCCGACAACACTGGATACCACCTTCACGACTGATTTGACTAGCTTGGACATGTCGCTCTCCTATCTCCGGTTTGATCTGCCCATCACCACCTTGGGCGAGGTGCCCATGGGGCGGTTGGACTGCGCCTCGACGCGCCAGGCGTCGCCATCGGTGATGTAGGTCGGGCCCGCGCTCCAGGCCATCACCACGGCATCGCCGCGGTCGGTGGAGCGGCCCAGGCGCTTGCATACGTCTTCCTTGCTTTCGATGACGATCTCGCCGCGTTCGATCTTGAAGGTCGGCGTTGCCAGATCGGCCAGCAGCATCGGGTCATCCGGCAGCATGATCGGACTGCCCCCGGGCTGGGCCGGGTCCAGGGCTTCTCGAAAAAGCCAGATCACTTCGCTGCGCTTGTTCTTGAACTTCAGCTGCCCGTCGGCCGTGCGCCGGTTGCTGGCCTCCGACCCTTTGTGGCCCAGGACCTCGACGCTGTTTTCCTTCAGCTGCTCAAAGGTCGGGCCACCGTAGCCGCCCCCCATGTCCACGATCACGATGGCGTGATTCCGCCGCCACGACAGCACCATGCCGGCGGCGTACTTGCCCGGACGGTCCGGCGGGATGTCCTTGCCGGGAATCTCGACGATGGGCGCGAACCAGCCGTCGTAACGCATGGCAATGGTCATCGGGTCATCGCCGCCGCCCGAGGCATCCACCCCCATGGCGCACATGGGCACGCCGTTGGGGCTGCCCTGCTCCCAGCGCTTCATCGCCATGCGTATCCACTCGGTGGGAACGGCCTGGAAAGGCTGGTCCTTCAGGCCGGCGTCGAACTTGCCCTCGCGGTAGGCCTGGCGCAGCTCCTGCGGCAGGGCGTCAAGGCGGGCGGCATAGTCGCCGGTGCGGGTCAGATCGGGGTTGTCGTCCAGCTTGGCGCGGATGAAGGTCCGTGACTTGGCCATCACCTCGCGGCCATCGATGAAGTGCGGCCCGGGGCCATCTACCTCGGTATCGACCCCGCCCACGGTGGTGAACCAGCGCAGCTCGCCACTCTTGGCCGGGTGGGGGTGCTTCGGGTCCAGCCAGGCCGCCCAGCGCCGCACCACCCACATGCCTTCCGGGCTGGTGGGCGGGTTGGTCGTCGCGACGATGCGGCAGCGCTGCCCCGGGGTGGTCGAGCGGTTCCAGGTGATGATGAATTCGTACTGGCTCTCGGTGAAGTCCACCAGCTCGTCGAAGCACTTCAGGTCGTGGGGGATGCCCTTGCGCTTCTGCTTGTCCTTTTCCAGCTGGCAGCCGCCGATGTCGATGATCTTGCCCGGAAGCGTCCAGCCCTTGGCGCGGTTGGCGCCGTTCTCGTGGCCGACGATCTTGGCGAAGTCGTCGAACAGCTTCTCCGCTTCCTTGTTGGTCCGGCGCAGCACCAGACTGCGCTCGTGGGCGGTCAGGGACAGGCCGACGATCAGGGCGGTCTTGCCGCCCCCCGCCTCGCCGCCATACAGCAGCTCGTCGGCCTCGCTGAAATAGGCCTCGGTCTGTGGCCCGGGGTTGGGAATCCAGAGCTGGCTGCCTACCTCGTCCAAGGCCTGACGCGTCAGTGCCTCCTGCTCCTCCGGGGGCAGCACGTCCAGCAGTTCGAGGTATTCATCCAGGGCGCCCATCAGGGGGTAACCGGATACTCCGGGCCGAGGGTGGCACAGGCGTCCAGCGCCGTGGTCCCGGTATAGGGCACGGCCACGCCCGGACGCGGCAGGGAGTTGATCACTTCCGCCCGCACGGCCGGACATTGCGCCAGGATCGAGGGGCTGGTACCGAGACCGTCCCGGTCGCCGCCCCAGGTCTTCATCTGGTAGTCAAGATCGTCCAGCGCGCCCTGCAGGAACGCCACCTGATATTTGGCCTGCTCCAGCGTGTTCTGGGCGCCGGCCAGGCGGCCCTGAATCTCCCGCTGCCGCGCCGTCAGCTTGATCATCCAGTGATTGGACTCATCGATGCCGTAGAGCGCCGAGGGCCGCAACAGATCGGATTCGGGCGGGACGTGGATCGCAATCCCCAGCTGGGCCGCCAGATCGACGAAATGCTGGCACCCTGCGCGCTGGTAGCCATATTCCTCGTTCGCCGCCATGTCGATGCCCCACAGGCCGATCACGTCCTGGACGCCCTGCCCGGCGGCCCTGGCTTCGAGAATGTCCTCGATGGCGCAGGCCAGCATCCAGGCGATGGAGCTGGTGAAAAAGTAACTGCCGTACTTGCCCAGCAGGTCATTGACCGGCAGCGCCCGCGAGGAAGGAATCTCCGGAACCGGCGCCGCCATCCACACCGGACAGGTCAGGCGGCCCATCCAGGCCACGTACTCGGGCGAGAACCAGGGCTTCTGGGTGGCCGGCTTGCCCACCTCCCCCGGCTCCCAGCGGTGCAGCTCGAAAAAGGCATCGCAGCGGGACAGGCTCGCATAGGTGCCCGGGCTGCATGCCCAGATCTTCCACTCAGGGTCTCCCAGCGGCGCCAGCTGCATCGAGCTAGGCGCCGTGCCGATCAGTGCAATCTTCATCAAGTCCTCCTCAGGACGGTGCGAATTACGTAGTGGCTTGGACTTCCGTCGCATTCACCGCGCTGGAGCTGATGTTCAGAATGCCGAACAGCGCCGTGGTCAGACCCATCAGCTCGACATAACCGCCGCCCGAACTGCGGATCACGGTGGCGCCGGTAGAGCCCAGCGAGGTACCGGCAAACGAGCAGCCGGCCGAGTTCTTCAGGTACAGCGCCGAGTCGGTGGAACCGAAGAACACGGTCTTGCGCACCCCGGGGATCGGCGGCGCGATGGTGTAGACCGGTGTCGAAGCGGCCGAGGTGCCGACCAGATAGGAAATCCCGGCGGCATCCACCGGGACCAGGGTGGTCTCCAAGGTCGAGATGGGCAGGCGAATGTCGTCCACGCCGGCGAGGAACTCCAGCGGCCCCTTGGTGCCGCCGGTCTGGCCGGTGGATAGGGCGCTCAGGCCGAGACGACGGCCATAGATGCTGGTCAGATTCAGCCCGCGAAGGGTCTCTTTGTTTGCCATGATGGTGCTCCTTTATCGTTGCTCGCCCGAAGGCTGCTGCGGAGGCCGGTCAGCGGGCCGGTACGGTTCCCCCTCAGGAACTGGATCAGCCGCCACCCTTGCCGTAGTACCCCACCGAGACGATGCCGCCCGTTACGGCGGCCAGAATCGAAAAGCCGGTGGTGTCGCTGGTGGAGCCAAGGGCGTAGAGCGCCGGTTCGCCCGCCGGGAAGACGATGCCGTCGTTGCCGGCGGTCGAGCTGGTGGTGGCGATGGCCGCTCCGGTGCTGCCAAACTTGGCGGTAAAGGCCGCGGTGCTGCGGAACTCGACGAATCCGGCGCCGGCCGGAATGTCGAAGGCCTGGCCCACCGTGGTCAGCGCCACCGAATTCACGTAGTCGGGCCAGAGCAGGATGTTGGCGGGGCGATAGATCGATAGCGGGCGCATGGCGGGCTCCTGTCAGCTGACGATGGCGGAAGGGCGGTTCAGGCTTCTGAACATGCCGGGCTTGCCGTTCTCCCGGGATTCATCGGCGGCGGTTTCCTTGCCTTCCCCGGGGTGGGGTTTCTCGGCCTTGAGGCCGAGGTACATGATCTGGATCGAAAGACTTTGCTCGCCCACCTCCCCCGGCTCCTGGACGGCGCGGGTGATCATCCCGGCAAACGTGCCATGCACTTCCGTGCCCACGGCCGGCGGAGCGGAGATGCCCAGCTTGGCCAGCTCCTCATCGCATAGATTGATCTGCAAACCGTAGGGGTACTGTTCCCCCTCAGGATTGACCGGCATCGCCGCCGGCCCGCTGTCGGGGTCAGGAGCGCTTCGCTTCATATCGATCAGTGTGTCGGCCATACCCGGTCCCCCGCAAAGTTGCGCGGACTTTTACACTTCAAAAATGGGTCTGGCAAGACGCGCGCCCAGTTCAGGCGCGGGGAATTACTTTTTCAAGTTAGCCCTCACGGGCAGAAATGGTGAAGACTGGATGCGCCCCCACCAACAACAGGAAGAGATTCCAGTGGGCATATGGAATTTCCGTCGCCCGGCTGGATTGGCCCTCCCACCGCTGCCAGGTAACGGTGGTGACGCCGACGAGGATTGCAGCCTCGCGGGCAGACAGGCCGGCAGCCTCGCGGGCTGCCTTGATTGTGGCGGCGTTGGTCATTCTGACCACGCCTGCCCCTCGCCAAGGAGGAGCGGGCATTCTGGCGCAAGCCACGCCAAAATGTCGGTGAACCCAGCCTCCCTCCAGCCAACAGGCTGGATCAATGACAGGGTGGCAAGCCCTGCGTCAATTGCCTCGCTTAATTGAGTGATGGCGCTCATGGCTGACTCCTCAAAACACGGGCTGCGAAATGCTGCCCTATGTGAGTAATTATATCCGCTGGATATATATTGTCAAGGGGCAGACGAGATATTTTTTAGGGCTAACAAGGATCGGGTGGGTGGGCGCGGACATTCATCAACAGCAGCGATGGCGGGCGGGCGTCAGGGCGACGAATCGGGCGGAGTGAATGCCGCTACAGCGCGCCGCAGGCCTTCGCTGACGTTGCCTGCGCCGATTTCACGCGCCCGCCGTAGTGTTTCCTCGTCCAGGCTCACGTTGACCCGCTGAGCGCCGATTTTGGGGCGACCCGAGCCTTCGCGGGATCCGCCGTGCATGACGGGGCGCGCCCCTGGCCAATCTATTTCGCCGAGGCGGTCGCGCCAGTAGTCGGCCTGGCCGGGGAACCGGTCGAAACGGTGGAACGCCATCTGGACGTTGTTGTAGCTCAGGACGGCGGCCAATTTCTGGCCGTCCAGGTCGGTGCGATTGACGAGCGCGGCGAACGCCTGCGCGGCGGCCGTAGCGCTCGGGGTGTTGGTTTTGGTGTCGACGGGCACGCGGCCCTGAAAATCTCGCAGATAGACGCGGTACATGGTGGTCTCCAGGAAGAGGCCCGGCGCGAGGCCGGGCCGGTTCGGCTACTCGTCGTTGGATTCGTTCGCCTCGGCGCGCAGCTCGTCGCGGCGCTCGGTGAGCATTATCTGAACCGCGTCGGTGTCGAGCGTGTTGCCCTCGTCGTTGGCGTACTGCTCGCACTCGGCGACGATCTCGTCGATGCGTTCGTCGGTGGTGTCGGCGGTGATTTCATGGCGCGACTCGTAGCACCATGTAACGGAGTTGTCGGCGTCCCACTCGACGTATTTGTTGGCTGCGTATGTCTCGACAACAGACTCATCGTACTCGTCGTTGTCGATCAGGCGGCGATCCTCGCCGAGCATTTCGATTACCGCGGCGCGGGCGGCCTCCATGCTGCCGTACTCGCCGTGGGCGTAGGCGGCCCAATCGTTGCTGGTGCCGAGCCAGCCATCAACGCGAACCTCGTGGCTCATGTTGGTGTGGCCGGGTTCGGTGGTGATTTGGTAGGTGTGGCTGTTGCAGCGGTCGGAGAGGTTCGGGCCGACGTATTCGCTGGAGATAACGTAGTAGGTGGTGGTCATCATGATGCGCCCCTTTATCTGGGTATCCAGGAACCCGCCTGGTCGTCGGGTTGCGATGCGCTACCCATGAATTGAATTATACACACGTTTTCAAAATGTGCAATAACTATTTTCCTTTTTTAATCCTGTAGGCCTTGGCCAGCACGAACGCAATGGCCCGGGCGGCCTCGATGCGATCCAGCCGGGACGGATCGACGGCGGCCGGCTTCAGCTGTTCGTTGTCGGCACGGTAGAGCCCCTGGTGGCGCTCCAACGCTGTCAGGTGCGGGTTCTTGTCAGCGAACTGCAGCATGAAGCGGCCGTCCTTGTCCCACTTCCAGCCCGTCACCGCCTGCCTTATATCCACCGGCAGCCGGGCAATGTCCTCAGGGCTTTTGATCCCGGCGCTGGCCAGATCACCAATGTCGTAGTAGGCCAGACGGGCGCGTTCGCGCAGCGTTCGCTCGGTGGATATTTCCAGTTTGGCGAGGATTTCCCGCTCTCTGGCCTGCAGGATGGCCTGTACTTCCACATGCTTCAACATACGCTCGCCAGCACTGCCGGCGCTCTTCGGACTCAGCCCGACAGTGATGGCCGCCTGGAGCGCGTTGCGGTTATTGCTCAGATACGCCTCGGCAAAAGCCCGCCGCCGCAGCTGCGCCGACTGCTGCGATGCGCCGCCCTTGGCCTTAACCCTGGGCTTTGGCTTCGGCGCTTTGGGCTTGGTCATTGTCCTGCTCCTGACGCAGCTGCTTGATGCGGGCATTGCCGCACTTGCTCGCGCTGTCCTGATGGCATCGGTTGCTCGTGCCGTAGGGGTGGGCGTGCTCGCAGCTCCACAACACGCGCCCCGCCAGATCCTGGATGAAGGCCTGGAAGGTTCCGTCCTTGCGGCGGCGCACGCGGGCGCGGTTGCGGACTTTCACGACAACGCAAACGCCTTCAGCGCTTCGCAGGCCTGTTCGATGGTGTCCTGGCTGAAATTGCCCTGCATCATGTCGTAGTGCAGGCGCAGGCCGATCTCGCCGGCCGTCTGCTTCAGCTGGGCATTGCGCTTGGCGGTCTGGGCCCGGTCCAGGTCGGCCTCGTTGTTCTCGATGGGGACGATCTGGTCGCCGGTCGTGGCATCGGTCAGATGGACCAGCATCGTCCCCTTGCGGTCCTCGACATTCACCCGCACCGACTGCTCGGTATAGGTCAGCGAATCCAGAAAGGCCTGATGCTCGGCCGGGGTGATCTGGACCACCAGCGCCGGCAGATGGTGGCGCAGCTTCCAGATCACGCAGGCCAGGGCCAGCTCCATGCTGTTCTCCGGCAGGCGCTGGGGGATGGATTGGGGTGCATTCATGGTGATCTCCTCGGTTGAACTACAGACGGACGGTGTGACCCTTGGCCGCCAGATATTCCGCGGCGCCCCGCGGGGTCTGGTCGGTGAACTGGAACATGGCCCCCGCGGCCACGGCGCTGGCGCCGGCCTGGATGGCCTCGTGCATGTGCTCATAGGTGCCGCAACCGCCATGGGCGATCACGGGAATGCCCACGGTGCGGGCCACGGCATCGATCGTTCGCAGATCGTAGCCATGCATCATTCCCTCGCGGTGAATGTTGGTCAGCAGGATCTCGCCCGCCCCGCGCAGTTCGCATTCCTTGGCCCACTCCACGGCATTCATCTGCGGATAGAACTGGGTATTGGCGCGGCAGCTGACCATGCCGCCAAAGCGGGTGCCCTGGCGGTAGTCGATGGCCGCCACCAGCGCCTGGGAGCCCACATTGCGGGCGATCTCGTCAATCAGCGAAGGCCGCACCAGAATCTCGGTCCCCACCACCACCTTGTCGGCCCCGCTGGCCAGCAGCTGGCGCACGTCCCGGGTTGTCTTGATGCCCCCGCCCACGGCAATGGGGGTGAAATTCCCCTCGGTGAGCCGCAGCACCAGATCGAAGTTGGGCAGCTCGCCCGCCGGGGTGGCGCCAATGTCCAGGATCACCAGCTCATCCACCGCCCGCAGCGCGTGGATGCGGGCCGCCTGTTGCACATGACCGACCGACCGCCAGGCGTCGAACTGCTTGCCCTTGACCAGGGTCTCGCCGCGATGCAGCAGGGTGGGGATGATGCGGGTGGCGAGCATGTCAGGCGATCAGGATGGGCGGCGCGGTGGCATCGTCCAGCACCCGGCGGAACAGCGCCTTGTTGGTGAAACGGTCCAGAATCGGCAGCAGCGCCCCCCGATCCATCCCGATGGCGTCCAGCATCTCGCTGATGTGCACGCCGGCGTAGCTTTCGGGAAAAGCCCCGTCGTGCCCCTTCACCCAGCGCAAGGCCTCCTCCCGGCCGATGCGCCCGCTGCGGATGTCTACGCTGATCTGGGCGCAGCCGCGGCCATAGCCGTACTTGAGGAAGCCCATGTAGTCGTGCAGGCCGGTCTGGGCGTTATCCTGGTTCTCGAACACCCACCAGTTCACCGGGGACGGGGGCGACCAGCGGAAGCCCGCTTCCCGCGCCAGGGCGAAATTCCGGTGGCTGTCCCATTGCGTGTATTGCCCGAGGAAGTGCGCTTCAACCCCCAGGCTTTCAATGTCGCGGTCCGAGGGCGGCAGGTAGTCCTGCATATCCCGCTCGGTAATCCCCTGCTGCCCCACCATGTCGGACGGGCGGATGCCGAGGAAACCGCCAAACTCGCTCACCCAGCGCCGTGTCATGGTGCGGGCTTCATCTGCCCCCGGCGGGCCGCCATACGCCTCCTGCGGGTTCTCGCCGTAGAAGAGCAGCGAGATGCCCAGATCCACCGCCACCCGGAAGGGCGTGGTGAAAATAGACACATGCTCGGGCCAGCTGATATCCCCCACCAGTTCCAGCCCCAGCCGGTTCAGGGTGGCCCGCGTGGTGCGGTTGGGCGTGACCTCAATGGTGCGGGCATGGCGCGCCAGGTTGTCGATGTTGTGGCGCCCGAGGCGCGTCAGGTGGCAGGTGGTGGCCGTCACCACGGTCACATCGGCCCCCAGCGCCTTCAGCAGCATCACCTGGGCCGTGCTGTCCTTGCCCCCCGAGCTGGGGACGATGCAGCGCCCGTTATGGCGGTCCAGCAGTTCCAGCAGCTCGTCGTGGCGGTCGATCCAGTCGATGCTCGCCCGCTTCTTGTAGCTGAGGCAGGCCGAGCAGACGCCATCAACGAAGTGGGTATCGGGCCGGGTGTCCGGCATCAGGCAGACAGTGCAGCGGTTCATGGTCATATCCTCATCAGCCAGGCCGTGCAGCCGGGGCCGAAACCCTCCGCTTCCCCGAGCTGCGTCATCCACTGGGTTTTCAGGCCCAGATCGGCGTACAGCGCCCCATAGGGCCGGCGCCACAGCTTTCCCGTGTAACCGCGGTAATCCACCTCCTCCTCGATCTGGCTGGCGTACTCGATGGCCAGCACATACTCCGAGGCGATGGTGACGATGTTGCTCATCACCTCGGCCAGGTCATCCGGGGAAACGTGGATCAGCACCCCCGAGGTCATCACCAGGTCGAACTGGTTGGCGTGGAAGAACGGCAGCAGAAAAGCCGCCCGCGCAATCCGGAAGTCGCCTTCGGGCACGTTCCGCTCCGCCTCGTCGATGGCCCGCGCATTCACATCACAGCCGGCCAGGGCCATGCCGGGACGGGCCTGCTGCAGCGCCCGCAGATTCCAGGCCGGGCCGCAGCCCACTTCCAGCGCCGACTTGGCCTGGGTGCGCTGGAGGATCTGGCGATAGAACGGGACCTTGCTTTCCCACTGCACCCGGTTGCGCTGGTGGTACTCGTCGCCAAACTGGCCGGCCCAGAAGGTTTCAGTATCGGATTTCATGGCCGATTTCCTTTCTCGCGCTGTCGCGGTTTTCCGGCAGGGCCAGAAACAGGCGTTCCGCCAGCGCCCAGTCCTCCGGAGTGTTGATGTCACAGGCCCGGTGCGGGCTGATCGGCAGCCGGTAGGCCGTGGGGCCCGACAGGGGCTTGCCCTCCAGCAGCGCCGCGGCGCGGTTCCAGTAGAACTGGCCCACGTCGGTGTATTGCCAGCCGCCGTCGGTGAGATGGTCATAGGCCACCGAGAACACGTAATCCAGGGCCGGGTCGCTGCTGAGGATTTCATAGCCGCGGCGCAGGTCCTGCAGGCTCATCAGGGGCGCGGTGGCGTAGATCACGCAGACCAGGTCAAAACCCTGCCCGGCCGCGTTCAGTAGATTGCTCGCCACCTCCTGGGTGCCCACGGCATCCTCGGCCAGATGCCGGGGCCGCAGCACCCCCGCCACCCCGAAGCGGGCGGCAAACTCGGCCGTCTCGATGCTGTCCGTGCTCACCACCACCTCGTCGAACAGATCCGATTCCAGCGCCTTCTCGATGCTGTACTGGATGATCGGCTTGCCGAAGAAGGGCTTCATGTTCTTCCCCGGAATGCGCCGGCTCCCCGCCCGCGCCGGGATGATGCACAGGGTGCGGTTCAGCGCCAGGGGGCTCATCCGATCAGCCCCGCGAGCTTTTCCACCGAATCGACCAGGATCATCGGCCCGGCGGTGACGCCGGCCTCCTTCGGGGAATGTCCAAAATCGCACTCGATCCAGTACCACTCCAGCCAGTTGTCGCGGGGTTCATCCCCTACCAGCTGCGCCAGGGCGGACGTATAGCCCCCTATCAGCTGGCCGATGGCTTCCAGCAGGGGGCCGTCAACGCTGCCCATCAAGCGCTGCAGGTCGGCCAGCTGGTCATCCAGCGTCATCATTTTTTGCTGCCACTCCCGCAGCAGTTCGATCTTCTGTTCAATCTTCATCACGGGTCCGTCTCCTCTCACGTTCCAGCCGTTTCTTCCGGCTGCCTTCCACATTCCCCACATGCCAGCCGCCGCAGGTGGCGCAGTGATAGGCCTGCGTCAGCTTGCGGATGCGCTGGCTCATGGCCGCCTGGGCCTGCGCCCGCGACTCGAAGCGGTCCTTGCCGACACACTCGGCCAGCTTGCGGTCGAACGACTGGACCGGTTTCACAGGTCGAGCATGTTCAGCAAGGTGTCCCCCAGCCGCACCGCCAGCACGTCATCCCGTTCGGCCGCCGCCCGCTTGTTCCGCAGCACCATCAGGGCGCGGGCGGTCATCCGGGTGCGCAACTCCTTGGGCACCTGCACCCGCGGCGCCTGCACCGTCACTTGGGCCCCCAGCGCCACAGCGGCATCGAGCATGCTGCTGGCCGCCTGGGCCGCGGTCTGGGCGTCCAGGGCGATCCACTGCACCGGGGTGGGGAACTGCAGGACCACCTTGCCGTCCCGGTCCCCCACCGCCAGCTGCGTCGCGCCGGCGCCGGTCGGGTCCTTGGGTGGGGTGTCGAATTCCATGTCTGTCTCCTACAGGTTCGCCAGCGCTTCGCGCAGCTCTTTCAGCGTCATGCGGCGGGCGTGCTCGCTGCTCTTGCCCGGCTCCATGCTCTCGTGCATCTTTTCCCCCGGTCGCAGGCCGACGAAAGGCTGGGCGGGTTTGGTTCCCAGCGCCCCCATCAGGGTCTCCAGGTCATAGGCCGGCAGGGTGGGGATCACCAGCTCGCCGCCCTTCAGGGTGTCGATGGTGGTCAGCACCAGATCCACCGCCTCCTGGGCCGTCATCCAGAACCGGGTGGCCAGGGGATGCGTCACCGGCACCTCGGTCTGGTTTTGCAACAGGGAGCGCCAGAACGGGATCACGCTGCCGGTACTGCCCGCCACGTTGCCGTACCGCGTCACGGCGAAGCGTGGGCCCTTCTCGCCCGCGTAGTGGGCGGCTGACAGGAAGATGCGTTCGGCCAGGGCCTTGCTCATGCCGTAGGCGTTGGTCGGCTCGCAGGCCTTGTCGGTCGAGAGCAGCACGGCCTTCTTCACCCGGGCGTCGATGCAGGCCTTGACCACGTTGCTGGTGCCATTGACGTTGGTGGCCACGCATTCGAGGACGTTGTATTCCGCCACCTCGATGCGCTTCAGCGCCGCCGCATGCACCACCACGTCGATATCGGTCATCGCCCGCCGCAGCCGGTCCTGATCCCGCACATCGCCGATGAACCAGCGCAGCCGGGGATCGTCATCCAGGCTCTGGCGCATCTGCGCCTGGGTGAATTCGCTGCGGCTGTAGATGCAGATCCGTTCCGAGAGCTTCCGGGCCAGCAGGGTGCGGACAAACGCCTGACCGAAAAAACCGCTGCCGCCGGTGATGAGGATGTTCATGCGCCGCTCTCCGTTCGGGGAATGATTCCGGGCTTGCGCGGCTGCTGGTTGGCGTGCAGGGTCCAGTCATCGTTGAAATAGCGGATGTCGGTGCCGCCGCACACCCGGCACTCGAACATCATCCGTTTCGACCGATCGCGCTTGATCGCCTGCGCCGCCCGCTGGATCCGCATGACGTAGCCGCAGCAGACGGGACGCTTCTCGGCCTGCAGCAGATGCCAGGGCGACGGGCCGGGGGGACGCCCGCCCAGGTGGCGGTTGTTGTTCATCCCCGCAGCTCCCAGCCAAAGCGGGCGATCAGCAGCGACTCCGCCCTGTTGTGATCCCGTTTTCGCGCCAGGCTGGCGCCGGGATAGAAGCGCTGCGCCAGCGCCCGCGCCGCGTCCTTGTCGCTCGTCAGCTTGAAATGCTTCTTCCACGACTGCGGCGTGATGATCTCGTGGGCCAGACCGTAGGAACTCACCACCCCCTCGATGATCCCGGCCGTGTGGCCCAGGCTGAAGGTGCTGGCGCTGCCCTGCTTGGGCATGGCATTCACCCGTTCGAAGAACACCACGAACTCGTTCTTGTCGTGGCCATTCACCCAGTCGCGCAACAGCTGGTACAGCCCGGCGGCATTCACCTGCTGCTTGACGGTGCCCCCCGCCGAGCGGGGCATGACGGGCATGTCCTGCATGTCGATCAGCCCGTGGTCGCTGACGGCGGACAGCGCGCCCTCCAGCCCCGGGTCTATTCCGATCACAATCATTCGAAGTCTCCTGCAGACGCCCGCTTGCGGTCGCTCGCCGCGGGCGGTTTCGGGATAAGCCCGTCCTGCTGGTCCTTTGCGACCTCCCAGCAGGAACGGCAGACGTTGTGCCAGACCCCGCGGCGCTGCACTTGCAACGTCGCCTCGTTGGGGCAATCGACGCTGGAGCACAAGGGCTTGGGACGGGGTTTGCGCGGCGGGCTCATGCGGCAATCGCCCCCGGCGTTTTCTTGAATCGGGCCAGAACCGCCCTCCCTTTCTCCCGGGTCGCCTCATCAATTTCCGGCAAGGGGGGGTCAAATCGTGGCGCGGCTGGCTTTGCGGGGGCTGTCGTAGCCCGTGCTATGGGTGCCATCCCTTCAGGCCGATAAACGTCCTTCCAGGACTGCCGGACACTGCGTTCGACAATCCGGTTGATGTCGTAGCCCTCGGCCCGGTACCGCTCCAGGTCCTTCAGGATCATCGCCAGGGCGCGGGGGGAATTGACCGCCTTGAGCTTCTTGCGGGTCTCCAGGAAGGTCTCCCAGAGGCCCCGGTCCAGATCGGCGGGCAAAAGATCAAGGGGCTGGGGTTCGGGTTTCTGCTTTGCAGACTTATCCACAGCCACCGCTTCCGGCTTTTCCGGAAGCGGGTCCCCTGTAGAGTTCTTTGTAGAGTTAACTGAAGTACTACACTGAACGTCGTTCAGTGCCTTAATGTCGTGACGTTCAGTGCCTCGTGTCGTGACGTTCAGTGCCTTTTCCGTTTGAGGCACTGAACGTCGTTCAGTGCCTTCAGACTTATCCACAGCTGGCGCGGGTTCCCGGGGAACGGTGGCAAGGTATTCCATCCGTGCCCACTTCCGTCCGCTCAATCCAAGCTGCTTGCGAACGATCCAGCCTTCTTTCTCGGCCAGCGCCAGATGGGTGCATACCGCCCGCTCGCTGAGGCCGGTTTCTTCAGCCAGGGTTTTCGTCGAAGGGAAGCAGCTGCCCCCTTTTTCGTTCATGTGCAGCCCCAGCGTCAGCAGCAGCAGGCGGGTAACGGGGGATGTCGGGCCGGTCGCACTGGCAACGTAGGAGCGCCAGGTGAAGAGCGGCATCAAGGTCGGTTCGTTCATGCTCTGCCCCCTCTATCCGCAGGGGTTCCCGGCTCGTCCACGTCGCTTCCATTGCCCCGAAGGACGCGATTGACGAGCATGGCCTCATGCAACGTCTTGCCCACCCACGCCTCCAGCACTTCATTGACGATGTCGATGCGGGTCTTGTCACGGGCCAGCGAGATGGCGTCGATCACATCGATCAGGCGCCGGGGAGAGAGGCCCCGCAGTTCAACCATTTCGGGGGGGGTGGCGCGTGAACCGGCCTGGAAAAGCCGCCCGGCGGCTTCGTGATGGTCAGCCATCAAACGCTCCTTGGTTTGGTGGGATCGATCAGCGGGCGGCCGTCAGGGTGATAAGGCCAGGCCTCATCGGCGATGCGCACCCAGTTGGTGTCCGCCCGCAGCTGCTCGCAGGTGATCTGCCCGTTCGCCAGACGTTCGATGGCCGGGCATTTGTCCTCGGGAATCGGACGTTCGCCGTTGCACCACTGATTCACGGCCTGAGGAGTCACTGCCAGCTCGGACGCCAGGGCCCGTTGAGGCATTTTGAGAACAGCAAGGGCGGCTTTAATCGTATTCATGCCCCGAATGGTAAAGCACCGCTTTGTTATTGTCAAACACGGATTTCGTTTTCCGACCCTCTCCACCGTGCAGCGCATCCTGGCCGGTACCACCGGCGCGTCGGTCGACAACGTCGAAGCCATCGCCAACGCCCTCGGCGTCTCCATCACCACCCTCGTCCGGCCCCGCTGAAACCCGCGAAACCCGCCACTGATCCGGCATCGGACAAGCGCACTCCAGACGTATCGCATTGCTTTCGTTTTCCGTCATCGTCGCTTTATAAAGCCTTGCTTGCGTTTTCAAAAGCCTTGCTTTATTATTCATTCCCAGGGAATTAACACATGCGCCTAAAGCGCCATGAAAGGGGAATCCGATGGGAACGATCCAACCGCCGCTACCGCTGCTCAAGTGTCCAAAGTGCGGCAATGCCGATACCGCCACCGCCTGCCGTTTCTGCGGCATCAGCAAGATCAAGCCTTACCAGCCCGCCCCGGATTCGCCCCGGGGTCTGCTGGCCGATCCCTTGTTCGAATGCGCCGAAGGCGCCGTCAAGGTGTCCTTCCGTGCCGAACTGAACCACCGCCCGCTGCGGGTGGTGGCCGTCATCGCCCCGCCGGATCCCGAGGTCGGTCTGCTCGACCCCTATCCCCTCGAATGCATCGCCACCGATGCCAAAGGCGTCCGCATCCCGTTGTCGTACCCCGAAGCCCGCTATCTGGCGAGCACCGTCTATGGCCAACTTTTCTGAGGAGACCCCCATGGCCCTGATCTACACCCTGACCGACAAGACCCTGATGATGCGGGCCGCCCGCCAGCTGAAGGAACAGGCCGATGTCCTGCTCAATCGCTACGGCACGAACTGGGCCGAGAACGACGAATCGAAGGACGCCAAGCGCAAGTTTGATCGCCTGCTGCGCGACGAGCGCGATCTGCGCATGCTGGCCAAGCGCTTCGAAAAAGTCATGAAGGTGCAGGAGGCCGAAGCCGCCGCCCAGGTGGCGCCGTTGCTTGCCGCCCCCGTTGCCGCCCCCTCCACGGCGGGCGATCCGGACCCCATTGTCACTACCACCGCCTACGTCCCGGAAGAAGCCACGGCCTGACCGCGGCCCTTCCCCCTTTCACTGTTTCAGGAGATGTCCATGTCCGAATTCCAGATCAAGCGCGCCGAGCGGCAGCAAGCCCGCCTTCGCCTCGCGTTCCAGGGCCCGTCCGGGTCGGGGAAGACCGCCACCTCCCTCCTTGTGGCCAAGGGCATCATCGAGGCCATGGTGGAGTCCGGCGAGATTCCCCAAAGCCAGAACCCGCGCATCGGCCTCATCGACACCGAGCGCCGCTCGGCCTCGCTCTACTCCCACATCGTGCCGTTCGATGTGATCGACCTTGATCCGCCCTACACCACCCACCGCTACATCGGCGCCCTGCAGGCCCTGGAGCGGGCGGGCTATCCGGTGATCATCATCGACCAGATCAGCCACGAGTGGGCCGGCAAGGGTGGCGTGCTGCAACAGGTGGATCAGGCCCAGCAACGCGGCGGCAACCAGATGGCGGCCTGGATCGACGCCACCCCGGTGCACGATGAGTTTGTCGATTCCATGCTGCGGGTGAATGCCCACCTGATCGTCACCATGCGCTCGAAAACCAGCTGGGAGCTGGTGGAAGAAACCGACCGCCGCGGCCAGAAGCGCAAGGTGCCCAAGCGCATCGGCATGGCCCCGGTGCAGCGTCCCGGCATCGAGTACGAATTCACCACCCTGCTGGCCCTGGATACCGAGGGCAATCGCGCCCAGGTGTTGAAGGACCGCACCGTGCCCAAGGTGTTCGGCGAGATCAACGCCATCACCCCGCGTTTGGGTGAAACCGCGGGCCACGCCCTGGTGGCCTGGATGAAGGGCGGCGCGGCCATGGAAGCCGCCGACTTCGGCAGCGGCACCCCGCAGGAACAGGCCATCGCCAAATCCGATGCCGCGATCCGGAACTGCCAGTCCGCGCCGACAGCGCCGGATCTTGCCCGCATCTACGAAGCCGCCATGGCCATGCTGCGCAGCTATGCCGGCATGGTGGACCTGAACGAACTCAACGCCCACAAGCACCGCATCATCCAGGCCAAGGACAAGCGCAAGCTGGAGCTGGGCGCCGGCCCCCGTCCGGTCCCGACCGAAGACGTCATCAGCCCCGACGGGGCGGCGCTGATCGAAGAAATGCTGCGCCAGGGCGGCATCCCCGTCGAGCAGTTCTGCACGGTCCAGGGGGTGCAGCGCATCGCCCTGCTTTCCCTGTCACGTTGGCAGGAGGCCCAGGACTGGATTGCCACCACCGCCGCCAACAATGGCCGTCCGCTGGCT